GCGGCGGCAGGAATTAAATAAAAGGAGAACAAAACTATGTTTGCATTTAACCCAGGTAATGAAGATGAGAGTGGACGAATTTTAAGCGGCGCCGTGGTGGGCGCAGCCAACACTAGAGCCAACGCCCAGATGAAAATGGCGGATGACATTGGGTCGTCGCTGGTGAGCTTGGCCGGAGCCTTTGGCGACGCCGGCGAGATGGCATCTCAAGGTGATTCAGCCTACGAAGCCCTCGGCGCCATCGGCGAGATGTATCCCGGCATGAAGAGCACCTACGGTGCCCTCGGCAAGATGGACTCACGGACCCGCCGCATGGCGTCCATGAGCATCCTCGATAACCTTGGTGCTGTCTCGCAGCTCGGGATTGCTGGGATGAACAACCAGACGCGACAGCAGGGGCAGGCTATCCAGTCAATGATCCCTTATAGGCGCAACGAAATAACGGGCGCAAACACTCGGGCCGCCGAGGGTGATGCGTTTGATGGCACCGTATTGCCTTAATGTCAGACAGGCGAAACAGGGGCGGAAGATACCCGCTTGATCGGCCGCCAGACGGCATGGTCGTGGAGCCGCCTATAACATTGGACGAGGAAAATCTAAATATGGACCCAAGCACACAAAGCCGAAACAACGCCGCAGCACTAAGCGACGACGAAATGCTACCGCCTGTAACAGATCAAGAGGGCAACCCGTTGCCACTGGATCAGTTTTCGGGACCAGAAGACGCCATGGTGGATGCGCCAGAGGAGGTTCGCCGAGCCGAGGTCAATGTTCCGAACAAGGGCGTGCATTTTAATTTTGAGCCGTTTCAGCAGATTGCTGCACTAGCGCAAGCCGGTCGCATGGACGAAGCCATTGCCATGCGCGATGCATTGAACCCGCAGGCACGCTATGTTTATGACAACATTAAAAACAATAAGCGTGTTCCGGCGTCGGAGGGCGCGCGGCTGGCTGATGAGTTTCGCAAGGCGCAGGACGCTAGGACCAAGGCAATGGAAGATCCGTTGAAGCAGGCGCAGCTGGAGGAGCGAAGAGCAAAGCTGCAGGAACGCAAATCAGTGCAGACCGATTTCAAAATCCGGCGTGACAACACAATCAAGAACATTGAGGAAATTCTCGGCGACGAGAGTTACGCAAGTCTCGTCGGCCCCATTGATGGCACGGTGGGCGGCGTCTATGATGCGGCGTTCAACGAAAAGGCGCAGGCCAAGCGGGCCAAGCTAGACCGCTTAGTCAACTTCGACGTGTTGGACATGACGAAGTATTTGCGCCCAATCTCGCAGGACGAATTGAAATACCTCCGCACCTTGGTGCCGGGGCAGACGCAGAATTGGGAAGTCTACAAGCAGTATCTCGGCGAGAAGCTGGAGATGCTCAAGGCGACCGATAAGGCGGCGTTCAACCCCGCGACCAGCTTACCTCTGGCTGCTGATGATGCGCCGGCCGGCGCACAGCCCACGGCAGCCGCCCCTTCCGCCGCGCAGGGAAGGAACACGTTTACCACACCCGATGGCTACACCTACCGCCGGTTGCCTGACGGCTCTGCTGAGCTTGTCGAATAATCGCGCATGCCTCCAAAAACAGATCGGA